CATCAGACAAGAAGGCTTCTTCTCCGGGTAGGGTGTGTTGAAGACACCGACCTACCCCGCCCTGGTAGACCCCACGGACTATCACGCCAGCGTAGGCTGGGAGCGTGGTTTCATCCCCGTCATACTGACAAGGAAGGTATACAGGCGGAGCCCATCCGTGGTTATGTTTTCCGTATAGATGGGGGACGAAGGGAAGCATGACCTGACCTTCACGGGGGATGTGGGTGTCCCCTATCAGGTCCGTGGCCATCTCCACAAAGCCCTGGTCAGTGATGACAGGGGACTGGCCGCCTTCGTCCACCTGGACACCTGTGGTCCCGCCCTGGTTCGTGGTGGCGTGTTCCACAGCGTACAGGCCGCGCCCGTAGTTCAGGTTGGTCCGTCCCTTGGAGTCAGCTTTTCCGCTGAACATGGCTATGATCTTGTCCCTGATCATTCAGTGTCCCCTTTCAACATGGGGACCCGTCCCCGCTCTTCACTGGCTATCACCTTGACCAATGGTCCGTCCCTCTGGATCACGATCTTCCCAGACATCTCTTCCTTGGAGATGACCACAGCGCTTCCCGTACAGATGAAGATCCCCCGCTGGCCGTGGGTGTTCAGAACTTCAAACCTGTCCTTCATAAGATCACCATCTTATGGCCGCCCGCGATGGGGAGCGCCACACGATGGTTCCCCAGATGTCCCGCCTTTCCGGTGGGGCCGATCATGACCGCCATGTGGCCGCCGCCCGTCAGGCCGTAGGACCTTTTCCGCTGGACCGCCTGGGTCCGTCTTCGTAGTGTGATTTCTATGGGTTCAAACCCGTGTCTTCTCATGTTGTCACCCGTAGCCAATGACCACCAGCGTGGTGGTGGCGTTTCCTGATCCATCGTAGACGTGGGACCAGCCTTCCACCCTGGCCCTGTCACCGTAGCTGACAGGCGGGAAGTCCTTCATGGCGTCCTGGACTGATCCTGTGATCCTGGTTCCTATCGGAACCGTGACTATCCCCTTCAGGGTCACCGTGGTTCTGATCTGTTTGGAGGACTGGACCGTGTTGTCCCTGACGAAGTCCGCCAGCCTGTAGGCGTCATCCCAGTCTACCACCAAACCCATGGACACCGAAGCCATCCCCAGGTCACTGTCTCCGCCTGGGAGGTTTCTGTAGACTTTGATGGGCATTCCCCGCCGCTTGGACCAGGTGGTGGGGACCTCCGCCGCCGGGATCTGGGTGATGGAAGCGTTGGTCTTGTAAAGCGTGTAGTTCCAGGAAGCCTTCTGTCCCCTGGTGTTGGGTGGGGTCAGGGTCTTGGTGGGGTCCAGGACGGAACTGTAGGTGACCTGTTGCGCGTGTCTGTAGGACAGCTCCCTGTAGACCTTCTGGAATAGCCTGATCCTCCACAGGGGCTTGGAAGGAAGGGCCAGACTGTTGGTGACCTCCGTCCGCTCCAGGTCCTTCAGGGGGTAGTAGAACAGGGGGCCGTGTTTCCAGACGTACTTATTCCGCTGAAGGTTCCCGTCCTTGTCCCGTAGTAGCTGGTCCGTGAACACCAGCCCCCACTCCTGTGTGACTGACTCTTGAAGCCGTCCGCCATAGGTGTCATCTTCATAGATGTGTTCCGTCTTCTCCAGACTCCCCTTGTTTGTCCAGACTCCCGCGTAGTCCAGGGAATGTTCCGCGCTGGTGTTCTGGAGCCCGCCAGGAAGGCCAGCTATCCAGGAATATTCCACAGTTCTGGGGAACCCGCTGGGGATGTAGAGCGTTTCGTCAGGGGCTGGGACGGACGCCTTGGGGAAGTAGAGATAGCGGAGCCGTTCTGTGTAGGTCCTGACCAAGATGGGCCTGTCAAAGACCACGCCTGTGTTCTTGTAGCTGTTGATCACGAATTCCACGGACTCCAGCTTGTGACGGTCAGGGCTGACGTTCAATGTGGGTCTGGTGGTGTAGACGTTGTATTGGAGATTTTCAACGTCCCCTATGGAATTCACGGACAGGGGCTCCCAGCGTTTGTAGACCTCCGTCCACTGGTAGGCCAGGTGGGACACGTCACCAAATGGGGTCTTCGCGTATAGCTGATAGACCAGGGTCAACTGGTCATTGTCTGACGTGACCGTCCATCTGTCATCCCATCCGCCTGGGCTGGTGATCTGCCAGTATTTCCCGTAGAAGTAGACCCGCCTGGCGCTGGACGCCCCGCCTTCCCATGGTCCGTCCCATTCGTTCTCCTGGAACTCCCCTTCTCCGCCTGTGAACTTCAGTTCCGCCGGGAAGGCCACATAGGACCGCTGACTGGACACCGTCTCCGCGTCCGTCAGGTTCAGGCTTCCGGAGTAGACGTTAGAAGAGCCTTGGGAAAACAGATAGACCGTGGACCCCTGAACTGTGACCTGGGGCTGGAGCGCCGTGACCCCGCTGAAGATGGACTGGAACAGGGGGACAGCCTCCTGGACCTGGTACTGTTGGACCCAGAAATTGGGGACCCCATACCACAGGTTCAGCCCCAAGACCTTGGAGAACATGTCAGACATGATGTCCTTCATGGTCCAGCCGCCCACACCGAAGTCATCCCCTTCCCGAAGGAACAGGATGGTGTTGTCATCCGTGTCTTCCTTCATGTCATCCCAGAAGACCCTGGGAGCCGACACAAACAGGTAGTTTTTCTTGGGGGCCTTCACCAGCATGTTGGACAGCCAGTCTCTGAAATTCACCGTTGTAGAAGGTTCCCCTTCTATCCCCTGGCTGTTCATGTTCACGTCCGCTATCCGACCTGACCGGCCGTCCAGCGTGGTCTGGTCCCCCGCGTCATAGCCGTCATAGATCCCTTCCAAGTCCAGCGTGATCCGTTCAGACAGGTCTCCCAGGGACCTGGCGAAGGTCACAGTCTTGACCCTTCCAGGGACCCCGGCCTTGGCTGAAACTGTCTTGGTGGTGTCTATGTATCTCATCCTGTGATGGCTCCAAAGTCCTTCAGTCTGTTGGCCGCCGCCAGCCCGTCATCCTTGGACGGGGACACAGGGTTCCTTCCTTCTTCCATGGTCTTTTCCAGGATCTCCCTGGCCCGCTTGGCTTCTTCCGCCTGGACCCGCCCCAGCTCCACCAGCTCCGGGTTGGTCTGGTACAGGCTCCCGTATTGGTTGGCCGCGAAGCCTGGTCCAAGCGTGGGTGGTGGCGTGGTCAAGGGGATGGCTGGATTGTCCATCCGCCGGAGAACATCCAGGCCGCCCAGCTTGGTCATTCCTTCAGTGACCGTGTCAAAGAACAGACCCAAGGCTTCCAGCTTATCCTTCTGGAGCCCGAAGCGTTCCAGACTATCGTTCAGATCGTTGATCATTTCAGGCTTGAAATTCTCGCCCATCTTGTCAGCGAAGGTTCCAATGGCTGTCAGGGCCTCCGTCAGTCCTGTGGACTTACTGGCTACATCCTGCTGGGCCTTGGCCATCTTCTCCGCTGTTTCCGCGACAGTGACCGCTGTGGCCTTCTTCATCTCTTCCAGGAGCGCCCCGTAGGCGCTGAAAAGCTGGTCCTTCAGACCTTCCATGGGTCCGCCATAGCCCAGCTCCGCCCGTTCACGCTGTAGCTCCGCCAGCCTCTTGGCCGCGTCCATCTGGATCATGGGGTCCTGGGTGAAGAACTCCGCCGCTTTGTTCCCCGTCAGCCTTTCGTAGACATCCGCGCCCACAGCCTGGGGACCTTCAGATATAGCCCGAAGCTTGGCCTCTTCTTTGGCCATGTCCGCCAGGATCTTCTCTATGTTCAGGTAGGCTTTCTTCTGGCCTTCCAAGTCATCAGACTGTTGGGCCAGGGACAGAAGCTCCGCCTGTCTGTTCAGACCCTTGGCGTTCTTCTCCGTGTCGGACATGAGCCCTTCCGCTTCCTTGAACCGGTCAATCATGTCTTCCAGGCCGTGGTTTATGGAGACCTGTTCTTCCATGATCCCGCGCCATTCTTTCCTGATCTTTTCCAGCGTGTCCAAGGACTTGGACAGGGCCTCCTGGGCTCCTATGATCCCCTTTCGATAGTTGATGTATTCCTGGGTCTCCGCCGCCGTCATCCCCGCCCGTTCCTGGATGGAAGCCGCCAGCTCTTCAGAGATCCCCAACTGTTCCGCCATGGCGGACGTGGTCCCCTGGACCAGCTTCTTTATAGCGCCCAGGCCGGACTCCGCCGGGTCAATGTCATTCGCCACACCTTTGATGATCCCCTGGAACTCCGCCGCCGCGTCAATGATTTCATTCCATACGGACCCCGTCTCCTTCTCTTCTTCTGTCAGGTCAGTGAAGGACCCGGTGATGGCCGCCAGCTTCCTGTTCACCAATTCGATGATCCCAGAAATCCCTTTCATACTATCCATCATCTTGTCAAAAACCCAGGAGAAGGCCCGCCCAATCAAGGCCGCCACTCTGACCGTGTCTCCGCCGCTGGTCTGGACAGACCTGAACACGTCAAGAGACCGCTTCTGAAGAACGTAGAACAGGTAGATCAGCCGCCCGATGGTGGAGATCAGCTTGAACGCCCATTTGTAGATTTCACGGAAGGGGGCTCCCATGTTCCACATGATCATGGCGAACTTGGTTCCCGCTGATATGATCTTCTTCAACATGGACCACAGAGCGCCAAGGACCCGCCCGCCCAAGGGGGCCAGGCTGGACAGACCCGCCACTATGATCTTGAAGGTGGACCCTATTTCCCTGGCCCACTTCTGGCCCGTGTCACCCTTGAAGAACTTTTCCAGAGCCTGGAGCGCTTCGTTCAGGACCCCTACCAGGGCTTCACTGACGCCGCTGGTGTAGATCAGGTCCTTGAACTGGGAGAACTGGTCCGCGATATTGGAGATCTTGACCTGGACCGTTTCGGACATGGCCTCCATGGTCCCGCCAAATTGAAGCTGAATGTATTTCCTGATGGTTTCCAGCGCCCGCGTGGGGTTGGACAGATCTGGGGTGACGTTGGCCGCTTCCAAGGTGGACATGATCTGGTCCTTGGAGATACTGAAGCGCATCATGAGGGAACGCCAGTTCCCTTCCGCCGCCGCTTCTTTGATGGCCCATTGTGCGTCCTGGAGGGACCGGCCCATTCCAAAGGCCAGGTCCGCCATGTCCTCCATGACCACCTTCCCGTTCAACATGGCCGTGGGGTCAAGCCCTACCGCCTTGAAGGCCCCGAACACGTCCACCACGTCCTGGACCTGGAACGGGGTTCTGGCCGCGATAGCCACAGCTTCATTCATGGCTTCCGTGGCCAGGGTTATGTCCTTGTAGAGCGCTTTGAACTTGGCTCTGAAGCTATCGAAACTCTGACCGGTCTGTAGGATGGACCGCCCGATCTTCACGATGGCGAAGGCCAGACCTCCGAAGACACCCGTCAGCGCCAGCGCTATAGGGGACAGTTTACCCATGGTAGATCCGACCTGACCCAGTCCTTGGACTAGACCACCGGCCGCTTTCCCGATACCAGCCAGGGCTCCAAAAACCTTGGAGGCCCCACTGGTTAAAAAGCTAAGAACTACACTAGCCGCCATTATTCAGTTACCCCTTTTTTGGTTTTCCCAAGACATCCGTGGCGTGAAGCCCGGACTTGGTGGCCGAAAACCCACAAGCCTGGTTGAAGTCATTCAATAGTTCCGATAGTCTCCCTTCGCTGAACAGGTTCTGACCGTGCCACATGGGAACGGTATCAGCGCCCGCTGTCACTGGTGGCTCCTTCGTCTGGTAGCCCGCCTTCCGCTCCAGCTTCTGGCGGGTCCGGATCTCCGTGTCTGTGGGGAATAGCTTGAAAGCCGCCCAGTCCATCCTGACACATTGAAGTAGGATCTCCTTGGTGGGTTCACAGCCGTTCCTTTTCAGTCTCTGGTAGATGGCCCACAGTTCCGACCTGACCGCCGCCCGCTTGGCCAAGGGGTCTTCCCCTTCCAGGGCCGTCTTTCGTTCTGTGGTCCATAGTGTGTCCAGCTCCTTCTGTGTCAGGGGCTTCCCGATCTTGGCCGCTTCGTCCTTCAGTCTTTCGTGGGCCTGGATCATCCGGTCCACGTCTTGACTCTTCAGGATGGAGAAGTCAACGTCATGTGGGAAGTCCCTGAACGGGTCTTCAATATACTTCCTGGCCATCTGTTCCTTGACCTTCCCCTTCCGTGAAGTGACAGGTTTGTCCGTGTCACCCGCGTCCGGGTCTCCGCCGTGGAGCCTGACCTGGAAGTCAATTTCATCCAGTCTACTTTCTACCATGGCCGCCGCGTAGACCTTGAACTGTTTAGCGGTCAGCCCGTGGATACGTTCTCTGGCGTGGGGGTAGCCTGTGGCTCTTCCACACCTGTGTCCTTCACAGAGTCCTGGCCTGTGTCCTCTCCAGCATCGTTCACCGGTGAAGTCACATTCCCAGAACTTGGTTCCTTGGATGTATTCTCTGGTCCATCCGTAGTTCCTGGCGAAGGCTTCATAGACTCGCCAGCGCTGGAGGGAATTCTGAAACCGCGCTTCAAAGCTTCCTTCCGGATGGTCTCCAGGGCTTCCTGGCTGGATGTCTTGTGGTCCTCCAGATCCGCCAGGGTCTCCAGAGTGATGTCCAACATCTCCTGGGTGGGGTTGGGACCCTTCGCCAGGTTGATCCCGAACACCGCCAGGAAGCCCTCCAAATTTTTTCTGATCCCTTCAGGAAGGTCCGCCATGTCAAAATTCTGTTCATACAGAACAGACAGGATGTGGACGCCCTGTTTCAGGGTCAGGTTCTTCCGTATCAGTTCAGCGTCCTGTTGAACCGCAATCCCCACGATACTGGCCACCTGGCCAGATGAAAGCATGGTCTGAAGGGTTTCCTTCACCGTGGTGATCCCCACAGCGATAGGGTCAGCCTTGGCCATGTTGGCCAGCTTCCGCTTTCCCTTCCCGTCCGGGGGAGCGGTCAAGGCGGAAGCGATAGCCGCCGCCGCCTGACCAAACAGTTCCCCGATTTCGGACCACAGCGCTTCATATTCCCCTTCAGTCAGGGGGAGGATTTCGTAGGCTTCAGAACCTATGATGATCGTTCTTTTGACAGTTTCAGGTAGGAGATACCGGTATTGTTCCGGAACCTCCGCCAACTTCTGGGACATCGTGACCTCCTGGGTTCGTGTGTTCGTGTCAGTGATCAGTCATTATGTGACAGTAACCGCCACAGGCGTGGACGGATCACTGGGGACGCCGGAATAGGACGCCACGTCCGTCAGAGCCGTGACCACAGCGTAGTAGGTCCCCGCGCCAATGGTGTCACCGCCGCCCGCTATCGCGCCTCCGCCGTACTGGGTGACGTTCACAACAGCTTCCCCGCCGGAGAAGGCCGTGGGAAGACCCAGAGCGTCAGGGACCATGTCCGGGGTGATGGCCGTGGGCCTGGTGGAACGGATGTAGACCTGGTAGGCCACCACAGCCAAGTCCGTGGACTCTGTGATGGTGACATCTACCTGACCCGCGCCGCCAACCGCCGAAGCCGTGGGGGTGGTAGGCTGTTCCAACTGGGCCTTCAGACCTAGCTGGCCTTCATCCCCAAGATTGGAGTCCACCTTGACCTTGGAAAGGTTCACGATGATAGAGCCCTTCAGGAACGCCAGGTTATTGTCCGCGAACGTGGGGACCGCGCCGTTCACGATCCGCTGAAGGCTGACCGTGAAAGGTCCGCTTCCGGCGATCTCATGACAGACAAAGCGCCTGAACGTGTTGGCTGACAGAAGGTCCGTCCTGTGGTCCACGGAGAAGTCCGTCATGATCAAGATGAAGTCCCCAGCTTCCAGGTTCAGCTTCTCCAGCGCCGTGGCGGACAGGCTGATTGACGGATCTGACACGTCAAACAGATCTTCCAGGAAGGCGTAGGGGTACAGGTTGGAAGACTTGTTTGGGGCTCCGTCCAGAAGGTCTTGGACCAGCTCCGTGATCTCCTTGAAGTAGGTCAAGCCGCCCGCCGTGGCCTTCAGGATGGCCACGTCCACTTCCTGGCCTTCCTTGTCCACCCGCGTTCTGTCCACGGACACGTTGACATTCTGTTCCTGTTGGGTCTGGTCATTGGCTCTTGTGTACCTCTGACGGATTGCAATGGACATGTGATCCTCCTTCTAAATAGGTGTCCTCTTCATCCCTGTGGCGGAGATATTGAACAGCCTAACTCCAGGCTGAACCTGTTTTATGTCTGGCTGGCCGTCCATGGTGAAGCCGCCGTCTCCACCCGGAAAGACCTCTTCCAGCCTTTGAAGCCCATACTCCAGCGTGGTCCAGTCTATCTTCCACTGTTTGACCGTCACCAGAGCATTTCTGACCACTGTCCCCACCCCGCCCACAGAACAGGAAATGATGTTCTCTGGGTAGGAGTAGGTCAGTTCATCTTCATAGTGTAGCGCTTCTCCAGCCATTTGTTTAGCCCGTGGGGGCTATGGTGGTTCCCGTCTCTTCCAGGTCAGGAAGAAGAGGGGATGTCCCAAACCCACGCCCCATCACCTTGACGTTGTAGATCCGTGTTTCTGGACTGATTTCAGACACGTCCGGTTCTCCATCCATGGCGTAGATCCCTTCATCTTCATTGATGGCTTCATCTATGAAGGGCTGGATCTCTTCTCTGGACAAGAACATCCCAGTCACCTGGATCATGTGGATATAGCCGCGAAGCCGCCCCACGTTGGACCCTGGGGTGGTGGACGTGTTCTTGTAAACAGGGATGGAGTACCGGAGAACGTGTCTAGCCATAATTACGCGGGCCAGACGCCAGCTCTGGCCGTCCCAAAGTGTTCTTCAACCGTGACTTCAGCCGTGGCCCAAGCCTCCGCGCTGAACGTGGTGGTCCTGGAGATGGTGAAATTCCCCGCCAGGACCTGGGGTGGGATCGTCACGCCCTGGACCAGGTGGGTGGCTCCCGTGCCATCGTCCTGGGGAACGATCTTCCGTAGTTCAAACGTGAACTTGTGCCAGTCTGTGATGGACCTGTCCTGTCTGGGGTTGATCAGGATGGCGTCTTCGATCTCCACGAACACCGAACCGTCCCCAGGGATGGCCGTGGCCAACTGGAGATCATAGCCCGGGGTTCCGTGAAGGTCTTCCGTGTAGCCATCAGGAAGATCCCCAAACCCGGTCACGGACAGCGTGACTTCCTTGGACAGGATCAGGAACCCGTCAATGTAGACAAGCTTGTCCACGCCTGGCGTGTTCCCGTCAATGTAGGCTTCATGGGTGGCCACGTTTTCAGACTCCGTCAGCGTGACCGTTTCAAGGGTTTGACCCAGGGCATTGACCAACTGGGGAGCCAGTCCCCACGCCAGGTTGGTGATGTCCGTGGTGGTCTGTGAGACCGTCCCAGACTCCATCCTGTAGACCAAGTCAATGTCCAGCCCGTCTCTGAATTCAATCAGATCCGTGGTCCTGGCCAAAGACAGGGAGTCAAGCCCAACTGTACCAAATCCAGGTAGTGGCATGATTTCCTCCTTATAGGATCACATTTGGCCGTGGGACATAGACATAGTATGTCAGGGGGACGAATTCCACCCCGTCCATGGCCCCTTCATTATCAGGTCTGGCCATCCCAAGAGCGGACTGAAAAGGTCCGCGCTCTTCAAACCGGATAGCCATGTCCAGTTCTTGACCGTTGAATTCCACTGGGACAGGAGTCTCTGGGTTTGTGAAGTCAAGGAAGGGAATGGCCCTGACGTTCAGGGCTCCCCGTAGCCGTGTGATCATCTCTTCTAGCCGTCTTCCCATTGGGTCATCCACAGGTCTGTTGAAACAGCGGATCATCACCGTGTTGGTGGTGTAGGGGCCGCGTCCAAAGGAGATCCAGTGAAGGTCCACCCACACATCCATGGACGTAGGGTTGAACTTCACGTCCCCGTAGTTCACAGGGTAGCCGTGAACGTCAGAGAACTGTTCCTGGATGACCTTCTGAAAGCTGGCCTTAATGTTCAGATCAGACTGGTCCGCGCTCATTTCAAAGTTTTCTTTATTCCGGTTTTCAAGGCCAAGGGGATATACCACCTGGCCCGTTCATTCGCTTCTGGGAGCGTGGACTTCACGATCCCCAGGGGTTTGGTCCCTGGGTGATGAACCCACGCCCGTAGTGATATGTCCGACAGAGGAACCAGGGGTCCCATGGCGCTGTCCTTGGGCCAGACAGTCAGGGCTCCCTTCCTCCGCGCCCGTATGATGTGGGGCCTGGTTCCATACTCCAGGTAGTCCGCCACCTTGGACGTGTTGTAGACCCTGAACCCTTTTTCCGTGGGCCGATACATCCGAAGCCGCCACTTGGACCGGGTCACGCCCAGCCGCTTGGGGGTCTTCTTCTTGACCCGCGCCAGGGTCCACTTCCCCAGTTCACGGACAGCCCGGCGAAGCTCCCGCCGTTCATTCCGCTCCAGCTTGGAGATCCACCTGAACCCCTGGAACACCGCCTTCATGGCCATCATCAGCCCACCCCCGTCTTCTGGGGACGTAGCTGTAGCTCACAGCGTCCGCTGGGTTTGTGGTAGGTCTTCCGCTGGATGGACCAGTAGTTCCCAGAATTCACTTCCATCTGAATGATGTCCGTGTCCTCCGGGTCAAAGTCATAGATGACCACCAACTGGTCCGTGGACTGGATCAGCCCCCCTGAATTCATGATCTTGTGTTCCGTGTAGTCCATGAACGTACAGGGGAACGGACCCAAGGTGTCCTCCGTCACGGTCCCTTCATGGGCCGCGTGGGGGATGGAGTCCGTCCGTGTAGTCCTGTGGATCGTCAGGAAGGGGTGGTCAAGCCGGAGCCTGTCCGTGGCCCAGATGACCTTCTGATCCACTTCATGGATGAAGTCAACGTGGAACTGGTTTATGGGGGTGGTCTTTGGAGCCCGGATCATAGTGGAGCCTCAACTTCATCAGAAACAGCTATCTTCCCGTTGATGTCCTCCGTGACTACCACGAAATACCAGGAACCCGTTTCCAGGTCACTGATCCTGATGGAAGTCTTATGGCGTTCTTTGATGGTCTTCAACAGCTCCGCGTTATCCTTGACCCCCTTGAAGGTGGCGTCAGGATTGTTCAGAGTAGTCAGGTCCTCCAAGCCCGCTTCATCACTGACGTAGACGTAGTAGGCGTTGAAGTCCGTGTCCGTATTTTCAGACCAGACAAGATCACAGGAGTCCGGTGGGTTCAGAGCCGCCACAGATAAAGCTGAAGCTTCCGGGCCTTCTTGAATAGACAGCGGGGTGATGTTGTCCCACAGGTCATCATAACTGACCAGAGTCCCCATGGTGACAGTCTCCCCAACCTTGGCCCCAATTTCCAAGTCTTCACAGACCTGGTCATACTCCATCCCCAACTTCTCCGCCAGCTCCATCTGATACTTGAACCGGATGGAAGGGTCAGCTTCCCCCTGTTGTCCTTTCACAGGAAACTGAAGGGAGACCTGGGTGGCCCGCCACAGACAGATGTCCTTCCATGCCAGAAGCATGACAGGCGCTTCTTCCGCCCGTGGGAGCGTGTCCCAGGTGTAGTCAGGGTTATGACGTAGTAGGGCCTCTTCCAGGAACGTGGACGCCTCCGCGCTTGAAATCTCGAATTCATCCAGTTCCTTCACCCGCGCCCGGGTGACCAGCCGACTGGTCAAATTGACCAGCCGACTGGACCCAGTCACAGAGGAAACGTCAATCAGCTCCACTAAGGGCATGACTTAGCCTCCGAACGCTGAACCGTTCGATATGAGGACGCCAGCCACATTCTGGGGAACCAGGTAGATCTGACCTTCCTGACAGTGTGGGAATTCCGCAATCCACCGGAACGTGAAGCTCTTGGACTTCATCATTGGCGGAGTCAGAAGGGTCTTCAACATCCTGATGGGGACGTAGCCCGCCGCCTTGGACGCCGCCGCGTCCGGGGCCGACCTGGGGAAGACGGGGGACTGGTTGGAAAGCTTGACCATGATGTCCTTATTCAAAGACTCACAGATTTCCGCTTCCGCCACCTGTTCTTCCGCCGCCGCGCTGTCCCGCCCGTCCGCCTCTTTAGCGGGGGCCGTTGGCGCTGGAGCGGTTTCTTCCGCTTCGCCATTGGGTTCATCCTCCACGAACGCCGGGGGCTCCACAGCTTCCGCCACGTCTGGCGTGACTTCTTCCGTAGGTTCCGCCGGAACCTCTTCAGGCGTGTTGACCGCCTCTTCCTCCACAGCTTCTTCCACCTGGATGGGATCTTCCGTGGGTGTGTTCTTTGGTTGTCTCCTGGATTTCGCCATTGTGCTGACCTCCTGTAGTGTCAATGGACCAGGAAGGCCCGCCTATCTATTAGGCGGACTCCCCGATGACCACATGACCACCTTCGATCAGCCCCACGCCCCAGATCCCGTACCACGCCAGCTTGTGGCGTCTTCCGAAATCATGGACTCCGTCATCCCTCAGTTCCGCCTCCAGTGAGACAGCCAGGCCGATGGAGTGATCCCCCACCATGATGGCCCTGTAGACATCTTCTGTCTGACCGGCTGTCACGTCATCCACGCCCGTGTCCAGGCCGTCAGCCCAGACGTTCCCTGACGCGTCGATGTAGGGGATCATCGTGGTTTCGATGAACCTAACATCTTCGTAGCGCCCGATCTCCCCACGGAAGATCTGGTCAGGAGCGCCGTAGTGGCTGGCGTCAACCCAGTGTTCATCATCACGGAGCCTCCGCGCCTGATGGGGGTGGATGAAACAGATGTAGGCGTCCCCGTTGATCTTGGGGGCCTTGTTGGTGGCCAAGATTTCGACCATGTCCTTGACCATTTCGGTATCGAAATAGTCAGTTGCGCCGATGGAATCCCTTCCCGTGGCGATCCCGGCGTAGACCACGTTGGACGCGGTCAACAGTTCATCCCTGATCATCCCGTCCCGATACTTGGCCATGTGATGGCCCAGCATGGTGGCGGAGTCAGAAAGGATGTCCGTGAAGGCCGTCCGGAGCGCGAACTCCGTCACCTGAAGGGCCTTACCATGTTCAGACACTGTGATCTGGATCTGGCTGGCCGTCAGGTTATCGGTTTCCATGTCCACGTTTTCCACCAGCGCCGCGTCCCCGGTCAGGGCCGCATAGCGGAGGAAATTGATGGTCCGTCCAGGCATGACAGACAGCTCTTCCTTTCGGGAAGCGATCTGTTCAAACCTCAGAAGAGGCTGGGCCTGGAAAAGGATTTCCCGGCTGTAGACTTCGATGATGGCCGGAGTGATGGGAACCGCGTTGGGGGTTCCGCCACTAGCTACCGCAGAGGTGATGTTGTCAGGCATTGACTAACTCCTTCTCTTGTGTGTTCGCTCTTCACTCCGGCCGTCAAGCTTTACTGGTTGGGATGTCTCCGTCTCAGTTCAGCCTTCAGATTTCCGCGTGAAGCCGCGAACTCTTCAGGTGACATTGACCGGACCTTGGCCGCCATGGCCGAGTCAGCGTCCGCCACTCCTGGCTGGAATTCGCCGTGTCCCGTCCCAGGACCAGCCGCTGGAGGCGGCCCGCCGTTGGGAGGGGGTGGCCCGGTCTGTTGGGTTTCTTGTCCGTTCACGCTGTCAACCGTCTTTTGCCAGACAGAACGGGCTTTAGCGTAGGAGTCATCAATTTCCTGTTCCGTGTTCCCTGTGACCAGCTCTTCAATGATCTGGCCCTGGGCCTCCTGTAGCTTCGCCGCCCTGTATTCCGCCAGGTCCTTCTGTCTCAGTGTTTCCCGTAGGGACGCCGTCTCTGAAGCGTGTTCCGTCTTCATGGCTTCCATCTGACTGGTGAACTTCTCCGTCAGCTTGGTAGCCACTTCTGTAGTGGCCGCTTCAATTCTGGCGTCCACGTCTTCCGTCTTAGACTTGGACTTGGTGGGTTCAGGTTCCTTCTTGTCTGGTTCAGGTTGACTTCCTTTTTCAAGGTCCGCCAGACGGGACTTCAAAGCTTCGTTCTCACTGGACACAGCCGCCGCTTTGTCTTCCAAAGCCGCCGCCCTATCCAGTTGACTCTGAAGCTTCGTCCGCTCTTCCATTCTGACCTTGTCCCTGAACTTGTCTATGTCCTGGGGAACCTTGGGCTCCTGGTTCTGGGCCGCCTGGGCCGCCGCCTGGGGGTCCTGGTTTCCCTGGGACTGGTTCTGACCCTCTTGGGTCTGTTGGGTCTGGTCTCCCTGACCCGCGTTGTCCTCTTGGCCTTCCATTCCGTGTCTCCTTTTCAGTGTGAATTAGTCAGAGGATGGTTGAAGTCTTTGATCTACCAGATCTTCTGTCCCTGGGGACCCTTGGGCCTGTTGGACCAATAGGTTCCACGCCGGACAGGCTGGTTCATTCCCTTACCGGTGAACTCTGAATGGCGCATGGGCTGATGTTTGGAACCCTTCATCTTCTGGTTCCTACCAGCCGAAGTCCTGAACTTTCCAGCCAGGGGGCCGGTGTTCTTGGGGAACTTCCCCGCCATTCCTCTTCCCTTCGCTGTTCCTAGCTTTGGCATGATAGCCTCCTATTCTTCTTCCTCTTCTGGTTGGGCCTCTTCCTCTTCTTCATCTTCCTGTGGGGTCTCCGTGTCTTCCTTGGCTTGGGCTTCCTGTTCAGCGACAGAAGCCACCTTCTCTTCAATCTGGGAGACAGTGTCCGCGTTATCCAGGACGATCTTGTCCAGGTCTTTCCACATTTCCATCAGGCCGGTCAGAAGGGATAGTGACCCAAGAGACAAGGCCCGAAGGTTGGGGATAGCTCCGGAAGAAGCTTTGGCCCGTTCCACATCCGTCAGTAGAAGCTCCCTGTTGTCTGCTATCAGCTCCAGGGCCTTCTGTGGGATGTTCTGGACGCCCAACTTCTCCAAGGCTCCCAGCTTGGACTCCAGGCCCATGTCCATGAGCCTCTGAAGGATGTCTAGCTTTTCGCCTTGGTCCTGTGGGAGGGGTGATGGGAATTCGACTGTGAACCGCGTGGCTTTCGCGGGATCGTCAATGTTGGACGTGATGGGGATGTCAAGAAATCCCTCCGCTATCCGTATTATAGTACCAGCCGTCTCCAAAAGTCCACCCCCATAGGTCAACTCCTTCCGCTGGGCCTTCTCTATCGAAGGCATGAACAGAGTTTTCAGGGCCGCTTCTGAAGTGTTGGCCAAGCCTGGGATCTCTGACAGGGCCGCCATAGGCGTGTTGGAAAACTCGCCAAGGGACAGCTTGATCTGTTCCAGGTATTGGTTGGCTATGGTCAGCTCCCCCTGAAGCTGTAGGTTCTCCACCCTGGCGTCAGCGGGAAGACACCAAAGCCTATAGGCCGCCTTTTCCAACTGGCTGGCCCTGGCCCCGAAGATCAGCGTGACAGGCTTGGCGTGGTAGTCCATGATTTCTCTGACGGAAGTCATGGCCGTGTTCAGATCCTGGTTCAGTTCTTTGATGGGGTCAATGTCCGCGAAGCCAAAGGCGGACGTGGCCAGGGGAAGGTTGGCAATGTGAGCCACGCCGATCTCCCGCAGGATGTTTTCCCTGGGAGACCCTGGGACCTCCGCCCTGTTGATCCATTCCCTGATTTCATACGGGGTGATGTAGAGACTGTATAGGGCCTTTTCCCTGTTCACCGCGTCCGGGTCCGTGGCAATGACCAAGGGGCTGGCCGTGCTGATGGGGTACTGGATCAGACAGGCTTCCATCCTGGTGTAGTCAGGATTGTAGATGGGGTAGACGTAGTGGGAATTCACGGACCTGACAGAGATCCACCACTTATCCTTGGGAAGCTCCGTCCGTTCACCTGTGACAGGGTCCAGGGTAGACGTGACCAAGGTGGTCTGAAGGTAGGCGTCCCCCGAAACAGACCCGATCTGGAACAGGTCATAGACCATCCTTGGATAGTCATTCATGTCCAGGACCAGGTTGACCACGTCCGCCGCGTATTCATTCCCAGGGGGAGCCTTGATCACCGGAGGGGTGGCCGCCATCCAGTCCACGGACTTGTCCACGATGGTCCTACAGTAGTTCAGGACCATCTTCTTCTTCCCGTCCTTCGTCATCTGTTGGAACTGGTCTCCACGATAGAACGCCCAGTTCTCCCTGTACCTGTAGAGCCGCTGGATGGCCGCGTTTCTCCAGTCCAGCTCCAGGAACCCATCATAGGGTTCAAAGACAGCTTCTCCCATGATGGCGCTGGTCAGGTAGACATCAGACCGCCCCGTGTAGCTGTTCCTCCTGAACCCTTGAACCACTGAATTCACCATAGACCTGACTGACATGGCGTTCTCCTATACAAACAAGAAATTTTCCTGGTGGACCTCCACCATGGATCCGGTGGGTGGAGTGTTGGCCGCCAGGTTCGCCAACATGGCGCTGTCACAGTAGTCATCCCTGGCCGTCTTTTCATCTGGACAGTGACACTTCATCAGGTCCCCTGTGTAGGACTTCTGAAGGTCCAACATCTGATGAACAAAGCGCTTCCAGCGTTTGTCCGTCTGGGCTTCCGTCCCCGCCGGATACTGGAACCGCCCGCTGACTATGTCCGTGTGGAAGATCTTGTAGGCTTCGCTCTTCTTGGGAGCCGTCAAGACCACGCCTTCTATCTCCACGTCCGCGCCTATCTCCGTGATCAGACGGTCCAGGAGAACAGCGCCCAACCCCGTGGCGTCCACACACAGCCGCTGAAGGTTGGGGATCTTCTGAAGGTAGTCCACGATGGCCGCAAACTGGATTTCATAGTTGTCTCCCTGGATCTCCAGCCAGTCTATGATTGACTTGGTGTAGGCTTCAAAGTAAGCACACCCGTCAGAAGAGAAGGACTCTACTTCCTGACAGATCGTGGGGTCATCCCAGTCCACTTCCACCACAGTGACCACTGTGGAGGACTGGCCCTTCCCAAAGTCAATTCCCGCCGCCTGGTATAGGTTGGCGTCCGCCTTCCCCAGAAGGGAGTAGCGCCCGCTCTTTATACAGACGATAGGCGCGAAGATCTGATCAGGCGTGACAAACTGACCGCGTTCCAGGACCCATTCACATTCATAGGCCATCCGGACTTCATCAGAGTCCGCGCCGTAGTGTTCAATCTCCTGTTTGACGAAGTCACCATAGAGTGAATTATAGGCCGCCGCCGTCCGCCAGTTGTATTCAAAATGGTTCTGTTTTCCGCCCTGAAGGCGCTTCTCCATGTTGGACTTGATCGTGGCGTGGAACTCCCCCTTCTGGGTGGTGGCTGTTCCTACCGCCATGGTGGTCCCCTTGGTGGCCGCTATCATGGGACGGAGGGACTTCTTGATCTTTCGGCTGGAGATGTCCTGGGCCTCTTCCAGCGCCAGGATGTCATGGGTGGAGCCTTCCACCTTGGACTGTTCACTGGCGGAACAGGCCCTGATTTCTGACCCGTTGGTCAGCCTGATGGTGTCCCTGTTCCAGGTGTCCACTTCAATTCCCAGTTCATCCAGGACTTCCATGGCCGTGTTCGTCTTCAGGTCCTTCATCAGCCGTCTGAACTGGATCTGGGCCTGTTCCAGCTTGGGAGCATAGATCCCGATGGAAACGCCCTTCTTGAAGCCCCTGTAGCGTCCCTGTTCATCCGTAAGGTTGAACCGCCAGTCCCGTTCAAACTCCTGGTCATTGGCGAAGGTTGGAAGAAGGATGGCCAAGGCCGCCAGGATAGCCGCCGTCAGCTCCGTCTTTCCGGACTGACGGGAGAACAGGGCCGTGACTGTAGCGCCTTCATGAAGAAGGACGGACTCCACCAGCCTGGCCGCTGGGGTGATCTGGTAGGGGTAGAACTGAACTTCACTGATCAGTTGGGCCGTCTGAACGATGACCTGGACCAAGTATTTGGTCTCCACCTTGGCGTCCGCCTGGGACGTGAGGGGAGTACAAACAGGACACAGGCCGTCAGCCGTCTGACCGCCTGTAGCCCGTTTCCGCCTGGCCCTTCGCTTCTTGGCCGGTTTAACCTGTTCTTCTACTTGGATCTGGGACATTTCCGCCTGGTGTCTTTCTGTACCTGTCCTGGATGGACATAGCTTCAGAAGAACTTAGGCGTGTGGGGGGTGTGTCTGTGGGTGGTGTTTTCGTGATGTTCTTCTTGATCGTGGCCCGCGTTGGGACACTGTATCCTGGCTTGAATTTAGCCATCAGCGTCTCTTCCTGGACTTCTTCTTCTTTTTCTTCTTCTTCTTCTTCTTCTTCTTGGAACAGGCCATGTCATGATCCTCCGTTTCCTTGGCTTCTTATGGCCCTCTGGGCCTCTTCAAGCTGTTGGATCAGTTCCGTGACTTTGGTCTGGAGATCTGGGACAAGACACTGTCTCTGACTTAGGGCCGTGACTAGACTGACCACAGCCTGTCCCAATGTAACCACGGAAACACTGTTCTTGTCCACAGCCCTGGCCATGGTCTTCAGCGCTTCGTTCTGGTCCTCCTGTTGGGACCTAGTCCACTTCAGGATCAGAAAGACCGCTATCAGGACTATTCCCGCCGTTCCAAAGTCAGCCAGCCAAGTCAGTTCATTCAATGTAGCCTCCTGATCCGGTCCCTTCTGGACCATTCGCGCCCGTCAGACCGTGACCGCTGGCCGTAGAAGCCGAAGACGCCCGGCTGGCGTAAACGCCCCACTTTTCGTTGGTCAGTTTCACGGTTCCATCCGCTGTTCCTGACGTGACCTGGCCCGCGCCATTGATGTCAAAGTAGTCCACGCCTGTGGCCACCACTTCATAGGTCCCGTCCGTGATCCCAGTGTTCCCAAGGATTTCCACCCATAGGGTATGATCCAGTTCATTCTGGGTCAGGGCCGCCCTGGACACCCGCCAGACATCCCCGCCCTGGTCTACCACGCCGGTGATGTTCTCCGCCGCTCCGCTGGTCACGTTGGCTTCCACAGCCACGTAGCTGGAATGACGGGTCTGGACGCCGCGTTTGTTGGAATGGACCACACAGTTCTCCACGGAACCCTTGGAATTCCCCACCAGATAGATCCCAGCTTCACATCTGGTGAAATGGCCTCCTGTGATGACCACGTTCCCCGCTTCCATGACGTAGATGGCGGACGTGTTGTTGTTGTAGTTGTTGTCCGTGATGTCACAGTTCAGGACCTTCACGTCATTACACTGGAGGATGGCCAGACCCGCGCCCGTGGCGGACACCTTGTCAATCAGAAGACCGTCCAAGATGACACCGTTGGACCGCGCCACAGCTATCCCACAGGTTCCTGGAACGGAGATCTTTTCAATCTCCGCCCCGTGTAGGTTCTCTGACTTGACCCGAAGCTTCCCCGTCCCAAGACAGGTCACGCCGTCAATGGCCAGGTAGGCCGGGGTCTGGACGGTTCCGAAACCTGGCGCTGTCATCTCCAAGGTGACAGCGTTCTGGTCATAGATCCCGTCAGCCAGTTGGACCGTGACTTCACAGTCCGCTATGGCCTTCCCTTCAATCAGAGTCAAGGCCGCGTTGGGGGACAGGAAGGGGTTGGCCGCCGTCCCGTCCCCGGTTTCGTCGCTTCCCGTGGTGGCCACGTGGATGGTCAGGGGCCAGGTGATGACCTCTGGTTCCAGCCTCATTTCCAGCCACTTGGCGTCAGACACGTAGGACAGGCCGCCGCCAGACGTGGTCAGCTTCCAGTCCCCCGTGGTCCCGATCTTGGTAGCGCCGTCTCCTGGAGCCTGGAGCGGATGGCGGAGAACTTCCGTCTCTTCATCCGCTACCAGTTGGACCGCGCTGATGACATCCTTTATATTCATGTCCGTCTCCTTTTTAGGTCTCTATCTGGCCGCCCGCATTGGTTCCAGTTTCGCCCAGCTCACATCTGACCAGACTATTTTCAGGGAAGTAGTAGGCTGTAGCGTTGTAGTCCGCCAGGACCCCGTATTCCAGGTTCCCCACTGAAATGTTTCCGCCTCCGGCTGGTCTAGTGGTGAAGGACCCGCTGGATCTTTCAATGTCCACGTAGTATCTACCGCTTCCGCCGTCATAGCCGTAGGCCGTAGCTACCCATGACCCGTTATTACTGGACGCGGAAGATCCGGTCAGCCTGATGATCAGACCATAAGCCTTCTCCAGATCCGTGAACTGGGTTCCAGCCGGGTCCAAGTGAACCCTGGCCGTCCCTCCACCTGTATCTGTGATTTCGGCAATGTCAGGAAGAGGGTTGACAGGGTCAGCGTCATAGACCCACCTGGCGGACGCGCCACTACAGTGTGTTGACCTCATGGCCGTTCGACACCCGAAGATCCGCGAATTGGACACCGTCACCACAGAACAGGCGAACGCCAGAACCCCGAAGGGAGACCCCGAAATCAGACAGGTGTCTATCCCAACCATTTCAGAAGACTGAATGTAGATGGACGGAACAATCCAGAACCCTGAAATCCCTTCTCCTGGGACTCTGGTGTTGAATATACAGTTGGTCAGGGACACCTTGGAACTGGTGGAGACAGCTATTCCGCCGCCTACCACGCCGTCTATTTCCACGTTTTCGCTGTTGTCCACAGCCGTGGGTCCTAGCGTGACCTGGCCTGGGTTCTCCGCCTGTATCCGGAACTTCCCGCCGCTGTAGGCCCTGACTGTGTTGACCCAGACAGGACCGCCGAAAGGCCCAGTATACCCAAAGGGGAACAGGTAGCTGTAGATGTCCGTGAACGGGTTGAAAGCGGAGTAGTCACCATCCGCAAACTGGAAGATGATGTCCGCTCCTAAGATCACCCGACCTTCCAAGACCTGTTCATAGCCGTGTCTGTAGCTTTGCCAAGGTAGTCCCACGGTTCCGTCACCTGTCACGTCACTTCCCGTTGGGGAGAAGTAGTAGGTGGCGCTTTCCGTGATCAGCTCTTCCGCGCCTGGGCCTGGGGGACCAGCGGGACCTGTGGTCCCTCCGGGTTTGCTGATCCCCCTAGACGCGAAAGGGCCAGACATCACCCGAACTTCCACCAGTCCGGTGACCGCTCTGACACCTATGACGCCAGGGGTGGAGAAGGTTTCCCCGCCGTAAGGTACAGACTCCTCTTGTTTCAGGATAGGTGTGACCGCTGGGTCCGCTACAGGGATCTTCCCGGGTTCAATGTAGACATCCCCATCCAAGGGAGTGATGATGATGGGTTCCCTGGTGTTTTCCGTCTTGATCAGGGTCCCCAGCGTGTCTACTGTGAACTGGCCGCCCCGCTTGTTTTGTAGAAGGAAATCAGCCATTGTTACATCCTCCCTTCCTTCTGAAGGTCACTGACGTTCATCCGCCTGGGGGACTTTGGGGTCCCGTCTGTGACATCCTTCACCACGGACTTCATGGTGGCGTCCAGGGGAGCCAGGGGCTTCATGAACTTGTCATTATCCCCAGGCCGACCCTTCCCAGCCCTTAGTCCGGTGTTTGTGGCCAGAGAAGACGTGGGCCTGTCAGGCTGACGCCTGGCCCGTTCCTTCCTGGACAGGAACTTGGTGTTCATTCCCTTTTGGTTCGCCATTTTCTTCCTCCATCATTTGGTTGAAGAACCAGATCACGTCAGACACTGACATGTCCGCCAGGTCCTCCGTCTTGATCCCCATGGTTTCTCCGTTCAGTGTCACCTTGGACACAGGTTGACCAAAGGACACTTCCATCACCGCGCCGTAGGGAACATTGATCAGCTCCGGCTGATAGCGCCTGACCTCCCCGCCACAGCCTGGCCGTGGACACAGGGTCAGCTTCCCCATCAGGGCCTGGTCTTCCTCTTCCGTGAAGACCTCCATGGCGAACTCACACGATGAATTCACACACTGATAGGCCGCTACTGGTTCCCGCTCTTCCGCCTGGTTTCCTTCGTTGATCTCTTTTCCCTTCCGCTTCCGTATTTCAGAGTCCTGGACGCTACCGCCTTCACGGAAGACGCCCCGCCTTTCCGCCCTTCGCCGCGCCTGGGGGATGGGTCAATCTTCTCCCCCTTGGACGCCTGTTGAAGGGCTTCCCTATCCTGGATTGACTTTTCCGCCGTCTCCATGGTCCGCTCCAGGTCCCATTCAGAATAGAACCTGAACCCTTCCATGAACGTCTTCTTGGCTTCTTTCATTTTCAACATAGTCACGCCAGAACGATAGTCAGAACTTGGATCAGAGCGTAGAGCGTGGTCTTCCCAAGGGCCTTCACAAACTTCTTCCGCCGCTTGGCTTCCTTGATCAGCTCCACCATCTCTTCCGCGTTCCGGGTTAGGGACAGGATCACCAGATCCGCGTCCATGTGGTCAGCCGCCAGTTCCAGCGCTTCTTCCATCTTCCCCTGACGAAGCTTGAAGTATATGACTTCCAACAGCTCCCGCCCGAAGGCCAGGAAGAGATCCGCGTTCTGGACTAGGACTTGTAGGTCTGTGGCCGTGAAGAGATCCCCCACAGGAAGGTCATCTAGCGTGATGTCTCCCACAGGGGTAGTGATGGTAGGACCCGTATCAGCGTGACTGTCAAGAAGGTCTTTGATAGTGTCTACCGCGTTTTCCCAATCTTCTGTCTTTAGTTTACTCATTTCGTGAACCCATTTCCAGTCCCCGGGATGTCAAGCCCCGGTTCCTGTAGCGCCAGCGCCCAACAGTTGGGTCCGCCTGTATCCTTTCATGGTATCAAAGTCTAGCCTGTGACACGAAGACACAGACTCCCCAAGGGAAACTCCAGCTTCCTCCCCTATCATCTGGCCAACTTCCCAGACAGGTCTGGCTTCTTCTTCCACGCCAGGGGACCCGGAGTAGACACAGATCCCTTCCGTGTCATGTTTCCCGCCTTCGTCCTGAAAGCCGTGATCTGAACAGACCACCCAGTAGTCTGGCTGGTACATCCAGACCAACATCTTGAAGATCTGTTCCACCCAACAGTGAATTCCGTAGACCCCATGATCTCCCAGGCCGCCGTAGGCGTGACAGACCCTGTCCACAGCTTTGGTCCCGACAGCCACCACGTCCTTGGACCTCAGATCATTTGAATGGCGAAATAGGAACCCGCTGTGGTAGCCAAGGATCAGGACCAGCGTGTCCAGAACTTCAGGCGGGAATGTGGCGTTGACCATCTGACCCCACACCGTTCCCAGCCTTTCGTCCATCACGTCAAACAGGAATTCCTCTGGAAGGTCAATTCCCTGGGCTATGTCCAAGTCCGTAGGACTAGGCCATCCAGGAACGGTCCAGCTTTTCCCTACCACTTCCAGACCCCAGGTGAAGGGCATGAGGAAGGAAGCCGTGTTCTCCCCATCCAGCCAAGTAGAAGACCTGACATCCGCGAAGGTAGGACCAGACATGGTCCGCCCGTTCATGATGACCCCGTGATCCACTGGCTGGAGTCCAGTGTAGATACTGGTCCAGTTTGGCCCAGAAAAAGGTTCCCGCGCCATGAAGTCCGTGATCATGGCGTCCGACCTGAAGAAGGAGCCCTGGTCTATGAATAGCCCCTTCTCTACACAGTAGCGAAATGAAAGCCCGTCAACTCCAAAGATCAATATCATGATCTTCTCCTTATCAGATGTCATCCCCTCTGACTATGATGTAGTCTATGGAAATGGTGTCCGTCAGCGTTGGGTCATTGTTCTGGAACCGTATTCCAAAATTGGCGTTATTATCCGAAGCGCCGCCTGAATGGGTGGAGATGTTGAACGTGTGGGGGCCTTTCCATAGATCACCGTATTGTGGAATAGTAGCCCTGGTGACCCAGGTGGAGCCGTTGGTGGTGTATAGGAACGTCACGTCCGCTTGGTCATCTGTGGAAGAATAGAAGGTGACCCTGATGTTATCCTTCCCCACTGTGGAGATGAACTGATCCATGTAGTGGCCCGCGCTTCCGTTGATCGTCACAAAGCCCTGACCTGTGAAGTCCGTGAACCCGTAGCCTGGCTTCTGGTAGACTCCCTTCACTGGTCCCGTTCCTGGGTCATCCGGCCAGATGATGTATTCAGCGCCCACGTGGCCGCTGTAGGGGGACAGTTCATTGTGGATCGTCCTGACACTGGCCGCTGAAGACGTGGTCCATGGTGGAACTTCAAAGGTGGGCTGACGCCCGTCTTCAAAGTCTTCATAGTAGAGAACACTGGCGGAGTCAGGGACCATAGGATAGCCGTCACAAGCGTCCACCTTGATCTGATCAATGAAGAACTGAGAAGACGCCGTTGAAATTCCAGCCAGTTCAAAACGTAGCGTCAACTTGGTGTTGTGGGAGTAGGGGTGGGTCCCCAGCCATCTGGTGGACCCGTCTGGAACCGGTGGCGCTTCGTGGTATTCGTTGGCCCCAACCAGGTTCAGCTCCGCGTAGGTCCACGTGGAACCCACGTAGGGGAACCTGAACATCTCCCCTTCCACTGACGTGTTATTTGTCAGCCAGGCTGAACTGTTATTAGGGGACGCCCTGACTATCAGATAGCCGGGTCCGTTGTCTCCTACTTGGTGCCAAGCCTTGAACCAGAAAGAAATCACAGGTTCATACTTTCCAAGAAGATCTATCCCTTCAGGAAGCTTCACCCAACTGATTCCCGCTAACTCTTCCACCCGGCCTTCATAATTGCTCCCCGTCCTGTTGAAGTCCGCCACAGTACAGTAGGGATCATTGTGTTCAGACCATGGTGGGGTCTGGGAGTCCCAGTCCAGGCCGTCTTCAAAGTCCTCCAGGTAGACCTGGCTTCCAGTACAGGCCGTAGGCGTGGGTGATGGTGTTGGTGTGTCCGTTGGGGTGGACGTGGGTGTGTCCGTTGGGGTGGAAGTAGGCGTTTCTGTTGGCGTGTTCGTGGGGGTATCCGTAGGCGTAGCCGTGGGGGTAGGCGTAGGCGTGAACGTGGGAAGGCTGGCGTCATAACAGCCAAGGACCTGAACGTCATCCACGTAGATGGAGGACACCCCGTCCGCCGGAGGTTTGTTGATCTTCACTCTGACTGTGACGTGGGGTTTGTGGGAGAAGGGGTCATCAGGGAGAAGGTGGGACCTGTAGGCCCAGATGTCTTGACCTGGCGGGCCGAAGAAGAACCGGTCCAGGATCGTGTAGGGTCCCGCTTCCTCTGGAGCCACCATGATCTCCGCCGTGGCCGTGGTGGTGTTCATGACGCCCTTGGTGTAGTAGGACACCTTGACATCCCGCTGGGACTGGGTAGAAAGCTGGTGTTGAACGTACATGTCCCCTGTGGTGGAGGAAAAGCCCACCCGTCCTTCCTTGTCCGACCCGTCCCGCCCGTAGTCTCCCAGGTTGAAATACAGGGACCCAGGGAACTCCAGCCAAGGGATGGTCCCAGGCGGAACTGATAGGGTCCCCCAGTCAGACTCCCCTTCAAAGTCCTCCAGATAGAGCGTGGGACAGGCCGTGGGGGTGGACGTTGGCGTGTCCGTGGGAGTGTTCGTGGGAGTGTCCGTAGGGGGAGGGGTGGGGGTAGGCGTACACTGTTGGAACCTGGCTTTGTAGATCTGCCAGGTGTCCGCCGCGTCCTTCCGTTCATAGGCCACCCACTGACGCGCCGGGTCTATCGTGGGTCTGAACTTGTCATAGGGAGATGTGGTGATGACCTGTTCCCCGCCCACAGGTTCAGGGGGGCTCCCCGTCAGCTCCATGATGGCCATCTGGTAGTAGCCCGCCGAAGTCATCCGCTGATAGGCCAGCCACTGGCCCGTGTGGTCCCAGGTGGCGTTCATGTGGTGGAAGTCCGCGTCCGTCAGTTGGTATTCCGTCTCTGGAAGGGTTCCGCTGGCGTTCACCACGTACAGTTGAAAGTATCCATCCGCGTCCTTCTTGGAATACACGATCCAGTCCGTCACGGGGTTCCACTCCAGATCCACCTTGTCTTCAGGGCTGAAGGTGACCCTCTCCACCTGGGCCAGCTCCCCGAAGACTATAGGGTTGGACAGGGACGCCTTGTAGATGTTCATGGCCCCGTCTTCCCCTTCTTGGCGGACGTAGGCCACCCACTGGGAGTCATTGGCGTAGGTCAGAAACCCGCGCCAGTTGGAATAGTCTGTGACCTGTCTGTAGCCCAGGCCGCCCACCACATGGAATATTTCAACTTGCCAATGGTTGGACCTGTGTTCTGGTTCTCTCATGTAGGCCAACCAGGCCCCGTTGGGGCTGAAGACAGGTTCTTTGTGGTCCATGAAGGGAGCCCCTACGATGGTTCCCCCTGAAGGCGGATCTCCAGCCGCGCCCCCTGAAATGTAGATCTTGGTCAAGCCCGTGGCGTCCGTGATTTCACAGGCCATCCCTTCCGAAGCCACCAAGGGGTAGAAGATGGTCCTGAAGTAGCTGTTCAGGGGGTCATCAGTGAAAGGATAATTTCCTAAGAAATCCATCTTCCAGGCGTTGGCCTGGAAGGTCTCCCCAGGTGGCTGGGCCGAATTCGCTATCCAGGTTCCCGAAGGGGACCAGTCTGGGTATCTGTGATGAACCCCGTAGGTCTTGGCCGTGATCTGGATGTCATCCACAAACAGCGGGGAATTCACGCCCGTGGAAAAGGAAGACCTGAACCTGATGGAACAGGTGTTCACGCCTTCACAGGCCACAGGAAGAACGTCACTCCTGGGACCTGACCAGGTGGCGTCAATCCCCGTCAGCGTGGCCAAGGTGGTCCAAGGTCCCGCTGGTCCGTTCTCTGACGCTTCCAGGTAGCCGTTGGTGTAGGACGGAAGCGTTGTGGCTCCCCTGTAGGCCCAGGTGACCGTGATGTCCTTCATCCCGTAGGTTGGGAAGGTGTAGGTCACCCATTCATCCGCGCCAGAGTAGGCCACTACCTGGGCTTCATAGGAACTTCCTGTCCGCGTGTAGTCTCCCACATTACAGTTCCCGTCTGTGGTCTCCGTCCAGGCCGGTGTCTGGGAGTCCCAGTCCAGACCGTTTTCAAAGTCCCAGAAGGCTACCTGGATAGGGTCAGGGATCGTCACCAAGACTTCAGGACAGACCTGGGGAAGGGGGGTCTGGGTGGCCGTAGGCGTGGCCGTGGGAATGTCAGGGGTGGGGGTGTTCGTAGGACCTGGAAGAGGGGTGGCCGTGGCGATAGGCCCCACAGAAGGAGGGGGTCCCGTGTCAGGGTCAAAAAAGAACCTCATAGCGTATTCACCCAGGTAGGCGCTGGGATCGTCCCCTGGCTCCCGCTTGTAGCCATCTTGCCATTTGATCCACCCGTAACCGCCTTCTCCCCAGCCGACCCCCCAGGAATTCTTGATCCGGAACGCCTCCAGGGAGTCATCATAGCCTACGATACAGACCGCGTGTCTCCCCAGGTATTCCCCATAGGTCCATTCATAGACTCCGCCAGTGTAGGCCAGGATGTCTTCATTGATGTCCATGGTGGCTTCCACAGGCCCGTAGATCACAGCGGACTTTATCCCATCCACGTTCACGCCGCTGGTGGGAGCGTAGCTGACGTAGAGCCAGTTGGAAATCTTCCAGACCCTGTCCGCCCAGTCCGCGCACCGGTTCAGACAGTTATCATCCACAGCCGCGTAGGGTAGACAGTTATCGTCTGGGACCCCCACGGTCTTGAAGAAATTGGCCGCCACAGAAATGGACATTCCGCTGGAACAGCTACCGCCGCCACAGGAGAAAAGGAACTGTTCAGATAGGTCTATGTCATAGTCCTGGTAGCCCGTGACGATCCTGACCAAGCCTTCCACCACAGCCGTCTGACTGAAGGAGGAACAGGCCCCACAGCTTCCCTGTTGTTTCACGGGAGTCATCCAGTCAGTCCAGTCCCAGCTTGGGGGGTATAGCTGGAAGGCCGTGGCCGGGGGTTCGTTTTTGGGGTCAGGTGGAGCGCCCGCCGTGTCAAACATCCCACGAAGCTCTTCTACAGACAGGGAAGTCATGGTGGTCTCCCCGGCCGTCCACTCCGCGCCCTTCGTTTCAATGGCGTCCTGGATCTCTTCCACTGGGACGCCCGCTCCCTGGGCCAGGCCCCACACCAAACACAGCCCCCAGATGATCACCAGTTTCTTCATTCTTCGTCCTCCGTGTCCTCTGTGTCCTCCGTGGTCTCCGCCGGTGTCTCTTCTTCGTCCGTGTCCTCCTTCTTGACCTTCCCGCCCAGGAGATCGTCAAAGGATGTCCACAGCTCCGCGTTGACCTGGATGAATTTCTGTTCCTGTTCCCGCGTGGTTTCTCCCGCCTCCACCAGCTCCGCCATCCGCCGGGCCAGGATGGCGTTCTGGGCCGCCATGGGTTTGACAGCGTGGGGGACACAGCCCAACATCAGGGCCGCCAGGATCGTGATCATGACCAGTCTTGTCTTCATCGTGTTCTTCCTCCCGTGGCCAGCTCCGCCGTCAGGCTGACGCCAGCTCTGTCTGTGAACGTGGTGGATCTCTTCCCTTCTGGCTCCAGGTTGAAGGCCCCGATCTTCTCCAGGACCGCCGTCATGGAGTCCGCCAGGTTCCGGTCCGGGTTCTCCTTCTGGTCTTCGCTGATCAGCCGCTTCATGACCAGGTCTCCACCCTTGGACAGCCTGACGTTTCGATGGGAAGACATTGTGTTCCTTTCATCTTTGGGTTGGGATGTCTGTCAGGTCCATGATACTCCAGCCGCTCCGGACGTTCAAGTCAATCTGTCAAGCCCCGGGTCCGGTTTCGCGTGGGGACCCTGGCTCTTCTACTCCCCTCCGTTACCGTCCCGGACATCCTCCATTCCCCACGCCGCCCGCTGACCCGCCAGAAAAAAAGTCCGCTCCAGGTCATTTTTTCTTCACTTTTCTCTTGACAAATGGGAACAGGTGGTCTATACTATGACCATGATGAACGAACAAACAACACCCCAAACCCCGAAGGAGAACCAGATGAACCAGACACAGATCCCCACAGAAGTCTACCAGGCCCAGATTAAAGCCAACGCCGTAGTCAGCGCCCAAGTCAGGATCAGCGTGTCCCTTCCCTGGAACGATCCCCAGAAGGACGCCCTGGCGATAGAGCGCCACAAGCTGGACATGATCCGTGTCCAGATCCAGGAAGAGCCCACCCTGGCCGTGGCCGCCGCCCTGGTGGCGGAAACGGAAGCCCTGTGGAACTACCTGAAGGCCATGAACTAGCCCTGAACCCCAAACCCAGAAGGAGAACCAAATGAACTTCCCCACCACCCAAGAGATCAGAGAGA